CCTGCACCCCGACATTGATGTAGCTGCCGACCGTCGGGGTGACCGGGAACCCGCCGATGGCGACATTGGCTGAACCGAGATTGGTGGCAAACGCCGGGGTCACCGAGGTCGGCGCGCCCATCATGTATTGGCGCATGGTGACCGAGGCCGGCAGGATATCAACGCAGGACGCGTCGTCGAAATACTGCGTCACCCCTTGCGGCATCGGCTGCACAACCTCTTGCACCGTCCAGAGGTTGATGCCGCGATTGCTCCAGCTCGACAGCACGAAATTCATCGAGCGGCGCACCGAGGTCGTGCGCTCGTTATTCAGCGAGGTCGCTGGCAACCCGCACCGCTCAAGCGCGTCGATCGCTATCTCGCTCAGAGCGGGCGCGAAGGCGTAGGTGCCCGTCGTGCCGCTCATGGCCCAGGACTACCCCTTGCCGATGTCGGGATACTTCCGATGCACTGCGGCGCGCACCCGAGCCTTTTCCGACGATGAGCCGTGCTGGCTAACGCGCGCCAATGCGTTAGCCGCGTGGCTTCGGTCTGGAATAGGATAGCTCCCGGCGCCCGCACCTTTCGGTCCTTTCCCGTGGCCAGGTAAGGCAAAGCTCGACTTCGGCATCGTCTGCCGCTGCTTCGCGGTCAGCCGGCTCATACCGTCGGCGCCTGCTCGCCCGGACCGCAGCTGCTGTTCTTGCCCTTGGGCGCGGTCGCAGAGCGGGCCGCCGAGTATGGCGAGCTGGAGCCGCCACGCGCCCGGCCCTTGCGGATCGCACCGCCACGCGCACGCCCCATGTGATGCTTGCCGCCTTCGCCTTCGACCGCGCCGCCATCGGCCCGACATTTGCTGCCGCCGCGCTTGAAGCCCTCGCTCTTGGCATCGATGTTCTCCGCCGCTGGCGAGCCCTTCGCGTTGTAGAGGTTCATCGAGCCGCCTGACTTGCGCGACCGCCGGTTTTTGTATGCCATTCGGATAGCTCCTGCCTTCCGTTAGCGGTTAGTGATGCCGGCCTGGACCACCTGCGCGGTGAGCGTGCCGGTGCCGGCGGTAATCGTAAGACGCACGCCGGTGATGGGGTTGGTAAGCGCCGTGACACCGGCGGCGCTCCCCGAGGCGATCGGTGTCGCCACGTTGATCGTCGAGGTGACGTTCAGCGTCGGGCCGGACGGCGCTGACCAGAAGTCGTCGCAGGTGCTCTCGCCCTGATAGGTCACAGACCCACTCAACTGGGTCGAGACATTAACTGCGAACGGCGTCAGGTTGGTGTTGCACCGCACCCACCGGGTCGAGCCGGTGGTGGTAGTGCCGATGCTGATCGTCGTGGCGATCGCCCCGTCCACCCCGACCCTGGTGACCGTTTTGTAGTCCAGCACCGAGTTGGCGGTGCCGGCGCTGGTCAGCTGCACAGTCTCGGAGATGATCGCCCCGTCGTCGTTGGTGCCGACCACCGTCGCGCGGCGCGCGCTGTCATTGCCGCCCGACGTAAGCGCCAGCCGGCGCTGGGTGGTAAACGTCGCCACCCCGCCAGAGACTGACCCGCCATTCAGGGTCAGATTGCCGGCCGCCGCGAGCGCCCCAGCGTTAACGACCGCGGTTGCGGACGCCGCGGTCATCACCTTGGTCAGGTTAACCGGGATCATGAGACCCCGAGTGTGGTCTGCACCGTCTGCAGGTAGACGACAGTCACGATAGTCGTGCCCGCCGAAGTCGCGCCCGACGGTGTCGCGGTGATGTAGAGCGTTGCGGTCGGCGTCGTGGTGCCGACGTTAGACATCGCGTTCAGCTGTGCCGCCGTCCAGGCCGGACGTTGTCGCGCCGTCGCGCTCTTCAGATCGACCGATCCCCCATACTGCGTGCCGGCAGCTGCGGTACCGATACTCAGCGTGGCCGAGGTGCCGCTGTTCCACGCGACAGTGCTATCGGAGATGATGTCGATGATCGCCGATCCGCCAGGCACCACGATCGTATTGGTGACCGCCGTGGTGCTGTTCTGCACGAGCGTGGTTTGCTGCGCGAGAACGACACCGCCGAAGTCGGTGCCGATCTTACTGCCGACCTGTAGAGGACCGTTGAATGAAGTGCCAGGGCCGGGCATCTAGGTTCTCCCTACGAAGTCGGAGTGCTGCCGAACACCGCACGTGGATTGGTGTAGGCAGTTCCATACCTCTCGTAGCCGACGCACAGCAGGTTGCCGGTCGTCGCATCCACCTGAATGTCCATTTCGTATGGCACGCGATCGAATACCCGCAGCCCCTTCACGTTGGTCATCACGAACCAAGCGAACTGGCTAGTCAGGAACTCGCTCACCACATAGCTCTCAGGCACCGCGCCCGAGGTGATGATCGCGCTCACATCGTTGTTCGCAGTGTTGGTGCGCAGTTCGGTTTTGAACAGACGCTCCGCAGCCCATGACAGGCCCACAGGCACCACGATCTTGCGCGCGCGCACCATAGCGAGCAGCCCAGCTTGGTCGGGCCACAAGCGAATAGTGTTCAGCGCACTTTCGACGCTCGCTTCGTTGAAGCCAAGCTGCGTGGTGAACGTGTTGGCATAGGTGCCGTTGTCGATCGGATGCGCCGTCGACAGCAACGCCACGCCATCCGCAACGATGCTGGAGTTGTATGTGGTCGCAGTGTTCAAGAGGTTGTGGACGTAGACCTCTTTGAACTGGCTGAAGGCTTCAGCCAAGCCCATGCTCGTCGGGCCGAACTGCTCTTTGTAGAGATTGTCATCCAGCAGTTCACGGGTCATCGCGAAGCCGAGACCCACGTTGATCATGTTGGCGACGTAGGTAAAGCGCTGGCCGGACGCGTTGTCGAAGGTGGTTGCCGCACCTTCGCCCTTCAGCTGCGGCAGGCCGATGTAGCGCATCTCGTCGATACGCTCCATTGCCATCTTCGACGTACTGACCGCCGCCCATTCCTTATAGCGCGTGGGCAGTTGTGGATACTTGCCCTCGATGTCCGCCAGACCAGGAAGTAGACCGTCGCGGAAACTTGCTCTGTTGATCGGCATTGCCCCCGCTCCCCGTTATGCCTGACCGACGCGAGTGCGCAGGTCGTGCGTGTTCATCACCACCGCGAGCCACTGGTTGTCGTTGGTCGCGACGTAACCAGGCGCGATGCAGGGGGCGTTGGCCGAGAATCCAGGGGTCAGACCGACGATGCCGACCAGACGGAACGGCAGCGTCGACGTGGTTGAGCCGCTGGCGGCATCGAGCGCGCAGACACTGAGCCCAGAGCCGGTGACGGGCGCGCCGGAGGTGCCGGTGTAGATATCGAAGTTCTTGCCGATCGAGGAAACGGTCAGCGCAGTGCCACGTCCTTGGACGTAGAACACCGCCTGCGGGTCGGCGATCACCTTGACCTCGACGATCGTGGCGGAGTTTAGCCCCGACGGTTGCAGCCACGCCGGCCGGTAGCGGCCCGACATAATGTTATTCGGGTCGAAATATTCGACGCCGAGAGCAATGCCATCGATCGAGGTGCCGCCGTTGGCGACGGTTTTCACGTAGCCGTCGGTCGACAGGTACACCGGATCGCCGAAAGCGACGTTGGAGGCGTAGTTGTAGGTGAGTTGCCGGTATTCCAGCGCGTAGTTCGGAGGACTGGACCCCCACTGACGCGTATGATGGAACCCGCTGGGTGCTAGGGTGTTAGCGGCCACGGGCGCGCCACTCCTTGCTTCGCAGCACCCCGGCCGGAGCACAGTTCTCCCGGCCGGGGACGCACGGTTTCAGGGATGGCTGGGACGCCCAGCTGCAGACCGACGACGGGCCGGCCTGGTCTCCTTGCCTGCGCTCTACGTCAGGACGTCCAACGGAGCGCGCGACAACGGCCCGGACGTTAGGCGCGAGTAATGGCCCGCGTCAATGTGCAGAAGCGCACAGCTGGGGCACGGCTCGATGCTTCGAGAAATCTACAAATCTGGAGCCGCGGGAAATATGTCAGGGTAAATTAGCCGTCGTTCACCAGAAGTTCGGCTTTTCCCGGGCAGCGGCTCCTGATAATGAAGCCATGCTGCCCGGCCGGTTCCTACCGGGTAGTGATAGCGAAACTTGGCCGGCGCTGACGTCGTGTGAAGCGAAGCCCCGAACGCCTTAGCGCCGGCCGCCCTTTTATGCCCATGTTTGCTACAAGACAAACGATACCTGCACGCGATAGAAGCGCGCATGTCAGATGACCTCATTCCGCTAACCGATCAGGGCCGCAACAACGCCGAGCTGGGCGAAACCGTGCGGCGCCTATCCGAACAGGCGACCTGGAAGGACAGCCGTACTGTCATTGTCAGCCCCTGCGGCACGTCCGTGCCAATGCGGACGGTAGCCGCCTGGACCTCGTTGCAGAGACCGCCCAACTCGGCCTGCGCGCGGCTGTTCACCCAGAATCTGGAGGTCGGCCAAGCTTACACCCAGATGGTCGAGGACATCCTGGGCAGTCCAACGCTACGTGATCTGCCGTTCATGTGCACCGCCGAGCACGACAACCTGCCACCGCCGCGCGGGCTAATCGATCTGATCGGCCAGCTGCACAACCACCCAGAGTTATCCGCAGTCTCCGGACTATACTTTCTCAAGAGCAGGGATGGATTTGCGCACATCTACGGCGAGCCAGGCCAGGACCATCTCCGCCCAATGCTGCCAGACCCGAACGGCGGACTGGTCGAATGCCGCGCCATTGCCATGGGGTTTGCCGTTTTCCGGCTCGATATGTTCCGTGACGACCGGCTACGGCGCCCATGGTTTCTCAGCGGACAGCACCCAGTCGGCACCCAAGACCTATATTTCTGGGACGACGCAGCAAGGTTCGGCTACCGCTGCGCGGTCGACTGCAGTGTCCGGGTTGGGCACTTAGATGTGGACAGCGGGATAGTTTGGTAATGATGATCCGCGTAACATGATCAGCGTTCTGCACGGTGACTGCCGCGATCTGCTGCCGACGATGGAGGCGGACACCTTCGACGCTATCGTAACTGATCCGCCCTACCATCTAAACAGCATTGTTAAGCGGTTTGGCAGTACCACTAGCGAAACGCCTGGAAAGGTAGTTGAACGAATTAACGCCCGAGCAGACGGCTATGCCCGTGTTGCTCGTGGCTTCATGGGTAAACAATGGGACGGTGGCGACGTAGCCTTCCGTCCCGAGACATGGGCCGAGGTGTTTCGTGTTCTTAAGCCCGGCGGCTATCTCGTAGCATGCGGTGGCACACGCACGTATCACCGCATGGTCTGCGCAATTGAGGACGCCGGTTTCATAATCCACCCAATGCTGGTCTGGGCCTTTGGGCAGGGATTCCCGAAAGCTACGAATTTGTCAAAAATGTTCGACCGAGTGGCTGGTGCTGAGCGGGAAGTTGTTGGGCAGCGTGATCGCTACCTAGACGGCAAAGTTCGGAAGAACTTGGGGCCAGCCAATAATTGGCATGGTGGTGCGACATTCAGCACGAATGGTGTTGCCGATATAACCGCCCCAGCCACGCCAGAGGCCCAGCAATGGGACGGCTGGTTCTACGGGGGTCAGGCGCTTAAGCCGAGCTTGGAGCCAATTTGCGTAGCACAGCGTCGGCCTGAGGGCCGTATGGTTGATAATGTGCGGAAGTATGGTACTGGGGCGATCAACATTGCGGCGTGTCGGGTTGCTGCGCCCGATGCCCCAGAGGAAGCACGAATCAGCCATGGCGCCGGTAGTCGCTATGTTGGTGTGCTGAACGGCGGCGCTGTCAGCGAAGCCGAGCCGCGCACAACCACCGCAAGCCAAGCCGGCCGTTGGCCGCCTAATTTATTGCACGACGGCAGCAAGGAACTGGAAGCGGCGTTCGCGGCGTTTGGGGAGAGGCCCGGCGCTGTTAGCAACGGGCGCAAAACTGGCGGCGACGAATATTTCAGCGGCAAAGGTCCGCAGCCGCAGACTCCCGGACGTGCCGACTCCGGTAGCGCATCCCGATTCTTCCAACGCTGCGAGTTCACGCCCGACGAATTGCGTATGTTCTACTCGCCTAAGGCTGGTGGCGCAGATCGTGCCGACAGCAAGCACCCCACAATCAAGCCTGTGTCGCTACTGCGCTGGTTGGTGCGGCTGATCACGCCGCCCGGCGGCCACATACTAGATCCATTCGCCGGCAGCGGCACGACCGCCGAGGCAGCCATGCTCGAAGGTTTCGGCTGCACGCTGATCGAGCGTGAGGCTGAGCATGTCGCTGACATTCAGCATCGCATAAAGCGCTGGCGTGGCGATGACATGCCGCTATTCACTGCCGAAGGCTTATGATTATATACGCGTGTCATGGCTTGACTAATGCCACACTTTCGCTGTATACACAATCGCCATGATAGATGATGACCTGACCGTCACCGAGCGGCTAACCGCGCGCATGACTGAGTTCGCTGCACTGTTCCGCCGCAAGCCAGAGATCGATGAGCAATCCTATGTGGCGGCGTCGGGTTCCTCGGGGGGTGCGTCGCCAGCAGCCGCCTGTAGCGCCTTAAGGATACGATGCAACTGGCGACACACTTCGTCCTGCTCCAATAGACTACGCCGGCCCGGCTGCTCCAGCCGATCAATCTCAGCGACGATCTGGTCGCGTAGCGCCTGACTGCCCCGCATGGCCGCGATCGCCCGCTCGCGCCGGTTGGCCACCCAATCCGCTATCAGCGCGTTAAGGCCAGGACTGCTACTGCCGGTCATTCAACCCATCATCCTTCGACCACATCGTCATTGGCCGCCACGGTGACCGGACTACGCTCGCGCCTGACACCACCACGGCGCCCGCCAAGATGCCGGGCCTCCAGGCCGAGCCGCGCGATCTGGCTCTCTAGCGGGTCCATCGCAGCGTGCCGGTCCAACGCCAACATCTGCTGATACCATTCAGTGGGTATTTGCATGAGCATCTGATCGCCACGGATGATCGGCGCGCTCGCTTCCTCTTTGGCGCGGCGCTGACCTACCAATTCAGGATGACGACCGGACGGCACCGGCTCCCAGCCGTTCAGTTCGGCCTGCACGATGGCCTCCGTCCACTCCATGCCGGCAACCTTCAGCACCTTCCACTCATAAGTATAGCCCGGCGGCTTTTTGCTCTCGTCGAGATCAAAGCGGCTAAGCGCATTGAATTTCTTCTGTCTCTGGGGTAGCCGCTGCTCCTGCCGCTGCTGACCCAAGCGAACGTTGTTATCTGCCATTATATCCTCCCCGCTGCGCGCATCGCTTCTTTGTTCTTGAAGTAGTGCTCATAGCGCTCGGCCGGGTTTTGGATGTAGTTGATCGCCGTATTGGGATCACCGTACATCGCATCAGCGATCTCGCGCTCTGTGGCCGTCAGTTCGACCCGCACCCTCCCGGCCGGCGCGGCTCCTGGTGCTGAGCGTCGCGTCGGCGCCAGGTCGGCAGACGGGCGGCGGGCCGGTGGCTCGTCTGCATCATAACCGTTACCGGATTGGCTCTGAGACGCCTGACGAGTCTCGCCCATGATCTCCTCGATGCGGCGGAGATATCCTTCTGAGCCACGCTCGTGATCCATGTTTGCTATCGAGGAGGCGCGAATGACGCGCTCGCGATAACTCGGGTCAGTACGAAACCGTGGCCGGCTCGCGACCCACTCGCGTTCGCTCGGCAGCAGCTGCGCGTCGATATCATCCGATGGACGCTGCTGCGGTGCAGCAAATTGCGGCTTGTTGCTCTCCAGATACGCCTTACGTTGCTGCCACTGCGTCTCTGCTGCGGCAGCACGCGTCAACATCACGTGAGCTTCGGCTGCCCTGGCGTGCTCGCCCTGCTCCATGGCGTTTTGATACGCCGCCTTAGCCGCGCCGATCGTGTCAGTCAGCGACGATAGCTGCGAATTAGCCGCAGCCAACTCAGCGTTGTAGCGCTGCTCCGCCTCACTGACGACGCGGATTTGTGCTTCATCGCGCTCTCGCTCAGCAGATCGAAAACGGCTCCGGTAGTCGTCGCGTTCGCGTTCCAGGCTGGTGTTGCGGCTGCGTGACTCAGCCAACATACGAGCCAGGTCCTCTTGAGTAACCTGACCGTCATCCACTGGCTCAGAGACGTTCTGAGCCGGAAGATCAGACATTTTTCACTCCCCTACCGGGACGCCCGGTGCGGTTACCAAATCGCGTCAAAGGTTTCGTCGGGCACGATTGCCTCGACGTAGATGTCCTGTACGAAGCGCGCACGTCGCCCTCCAGGCAGGTCGAACGGCGATGTGTTGTTGGTCTCAAACATCACCCAGTCGAACAGCTTAGGGAGCTTGTCGCCCCAATGGTGATTGTCATCGTCTTGGAACGCCAAAGGCCCCTTGGCCACAAGCAACCCAACGCGGCCTTGCCATTTATCCTCTCCCAACACGCCCGTCCGCACGTCCGGCACAATGATGCCACCAGCCGTGCGGGCGTCTTCTTTGTCCTTCTGCTTACCGCGCTCGTAGACCACCACCAGGATGCGAGCACCCATCGGCTGGAAACCATCGAGCAGGTCTTTAACGTCATCCCAGATGACGTCCTTGGGATTGTCCGTGTGTAGAACGCGAATAGGGGTGGGCATCAGGCGGCCTCTTGTGGCTGTGGCTTATCGAATTCTGCGATAACCCAATCGAACGCCGTAATGTAACCCCTAAGATAATGCAAAGCCTCCAGGTTGTTCGCCCGTAACAGCCCGGCATACGCGTCGGCTCTTTGCTGCTCGATCGCCCGTCGCACCTCCCGCAACTCATCAGTGCCGATGATATGCAGCGTCATGCGATACGCTTCCGCTTGGGCTTGAAGCCGCCCTCGCCATATTCCTCCATCTTCTCAAGGCGCCCCGGCCCCGAGCCAGCACCGCCCTCCATCTTAACTATCCCGCCACCCCGCGCCCGCATCATCCCCGGCGGCGCGGCCCCAGGCGGCAACATCGGCGGCCGTTGCAAAGCCGCGGGCGGGGGGCCAGCCATCGGCCCGCCCGGAGGCATCGGCCCCCCAGGCGGTAGTCCGGGCGGGCCAGCACCAGGGGGCATCCCACCCATCGGGCTAGCCCCAGGCGGCATACCGCCAGGAGGCGCCCCAGGCGCCATCGGCGGCCGCGGCGCTCCCATCATCGGTGGCCGAACAGGCATCGGCGGCGCACCGCCTCCACCCTGTGGAGCGACGATCACGTTGACCTTGGTATGACGCGGCCCGCGCGACTTGGCCTTGCCGCCGCGGGCGCGACCAACGTGGTGCTTGCCAGACTCACCATCGACCATACCGCCCGAGGCAAGCTTGGTTTTCGGCTCGCCTTTGTGCAGGTGGCTTTCGTGCTTGTGCACCGCCATCCCGCCGATGGCACCACCACGAGCAAATCCCGCGTTGCCGGTGCGCGAGATCAGCGAACTCGCCTTACCACGACGGTCGCTGCACTCAGATGCATAGGGATGTGCCATTACAACAAATCCTTCTCGACGTTGTTCTTCGTCTCACGCGGCGCGGGGGGCTCTTTGACTGGCATCTTCGGCGCGTGGTCCTTCACGTCGCTGACCTTTCCGTAGCCCGTCCGTCGCACCACTGCCTCCGCCTCAGATTGGCGCTTAGCGTGGCTATCGAGATATGGATGGGTCATTGGAGTTGCTGCCTCATCGCTGCATTCTGTTCGGTAAGCTGTTGCGCCGTGGCTTTCTCGGGCAACTGAGGCGGCAGGGACAGGCCACGTCCCGTCATCTGCATGCGCAGAAAGTAGTTCTCTTTCTGCAGCCGCCGCTCCTCGGTCTCTGACATCGCTAAATCCCCTCTCCGCCAAACGAGCGCCGCTGCCCGCCTTGGCCGCCGCCTTGCCCAGGGGGCAGCCGCTGCGCTGCCATCTGCTGGTCGTGCGCCATGCGGGTGTGCTCTAGCGCCTGGTTCGCCTGCATCTCCTGGGCATGCAGCTGGTGATCCATCTGCGCCTGCTGGACGTCGTGCACGTGCTGCCGCTCGGCGAGCTGCTGATCGTGCGCCAGCTTCAGCGTCTCGATCTGCATCTTCTGCGCGCCGAGGGCCATCTTGTTCTGCCGCTCCGCCGCATCGTTGGCCGCCTTACGTTGGCTATCGCGCTCACGCTGTTGCATGTCCGCCAGCTGCGACGCGGCCTTGCGCTGGCTGTCCTGGGTCTTCTGCTGGTTGGTCATCTCGGTCGTCTTGATCTTGGCTGCCGCCGCCGCCGCCCCGGGATCAGTCCCCGGTGCCTGTGGCGGCGGCTGTACCACGATCTTGTCGGCATCCGAGATACCGACCATCCGCATGATACGCTTCAAGATATCGTCCATATCGAGCCGCGGCATGAACTGCGGCATCGAACTCAGGGTCGCGAGCGCAGTGGCCAGCATAGTGCGATGCACCTGGGATGGCACGTTGGGATCGGACGCCGGCACCAGGTTCAGATTGGCGAACTCGGACGCTGCCGCCCAGGCTCGCTTAGGGTTGTCCAGCACCTCAGGAAACGACTTTGGGTCCTCCATAAACAGCTCGCGGAGCATTACCAGCTCCTGCCGCATCGCTTCGTGCAAGCGCTTATGGATCGCGCTCATCACCATGGTCTTTTCTTCGAGCATGGCCATAATCGTACCAACTGGAGTGTTGGCCCGCCCTTCACCAACCTCCAACTGGGCCGCCGCGCCAACACGCTGTGCCGCTTGTTGGATCAGCTCGTAAAACTGGATAGCGACCGGGGATAGGTCCTTATACGGCAGCGCCATCACCGCATCGCGCAGGTTGGTGATAGTGGCCGGAACCGCGACGTCGACGAACTCGCCCGGCCCTGGATTTAGATCATTACGCTCGGTGCGAGCGTCCTTGATCTTCAGCCCGCCCGGAAACGTCGCGAACAGCATGCAATCGGTCAGCTGCCGCACGATACCGGTCAGTGTCGCGACGTTATTGCCCTGTAGGTGCAAAAAGCCATACGCCAGAAAGCCGAAGCCAGGTACCATTTGATAGTGAACGCAGCGGCGCTTACGGGCGAATTTTTTGTCACCCTGCTTCCAGAACCGCTCAATACGCAAAATCTCCCGGCTCGACCTTTCCAACGTCACCCGATAGGGCAACGGCAGGCCACGCTTGGCGCCCTTCTCACGCAGCCCATACATCGCTAGATCGAGGTCGGTCACCGTCGCATAGACCTCGAATGGCTGGTCCTGCGGGCGCTGCCCGTGCGGCGTGATGCCGGCTGTCTGGTCTAGCTTGGCCCTAGCCGGGTCGGTGGACGGCAATGGAATGCCCAGAGCGCAATCGCGCCACAACCCATAATGCTGCCGCCGCCGCATCTCCACGGGAGAAACGATGCTGCGCATAGTCCAGCGCGTGGCGGTCTCCAGGCTAGTCGCTTCCTCGGAGACAATCAGGTCCTCGACCCCCACCGTATCGACCCGGGGCCGGCGCCTGACCGGACAGTGGTAGCCGTAGCGAAACAGATTCCCGCTATAAAACAGCGAAAACAGCCCCCGATCGAGATCAGGGACGTATTCCGGCATTCCTTGAGTGAGAGCCAGGTTGAAGTCCTGTTCGAAGTCGGCGGCCAGCTGGTCATCGGCTTCCGCCGACCCTGCCACTTCCTGAACTTTAGCGGG